ATCACACATAGCACGATGGCTAGGCAGGTTCTGACGTGAAGACAGTCAATAAGGTAACGCCATATAAGGATATCACGTGGTATGTCAAGTGGACTGCCAGTTTTTTTATACTAACAGCAATCGTGATACGAGCAGCGAACTACTCACATCTCATGGACATGGTACTTGGTGTCATTGGTATGGGATTGTGGGCATGGGTAGGATTCATGTGGCACGACAGATCAATCATCGTGCTGAACGCAATCTCTGCTGCTATATTGGCTATTGGTATATTGGAGTACCTTTAGACTATTCCTTACTATAAATGTCTCGTTCAGTGGACACTGCCCATTCATACAGTTGATCTGCTCCCGGCAAATCAGAAGAAACATCTTTATCAAAACTTCGCCCATTAGTGTGCTTCTCGTAAATGTCTTTAATTACGCCACGCTTACCTGCTCCCATGTTATTCCACATGGCCTTGAACCGGCGAACCCTTCCCTCTTCCGTAACGACATCAAGTTCCCCCTCAAGCACAGACTTACGCGCTATATTGCGGAAGTGATTAATCTTGCTTTTTAGCATGACTTTTTTGATGCGATCACCATATAGGTTTTGATAATCGGGACTCAAGAAATATGAGGTAACTTGATTTTCCATAAACTGTCCCATACGTAGCCGTGCCTCATTACTGAGAGGTGCATCAAGACGTATCTTACGTGGACTCAGTTCAACGTAGTCAAAACGTAGACGATCAAGTTCACGCTCCATAATAGTCTTTTCTTCTTCTTCAGTAAGACCAGTAAGCAGCTTCAGGAATGGATTGACATTCTTAACAGGATCAGAGCGTGTGGGGCGACCAAGAGGGCGATCACCATTTTCTGCATCAATTGTTTGTGGGATAGACCGACCTGCTTGCTTGAAAAAATACTCCACCATGTCCACAGAAGATTGGTCTTTTACATAACGGAAATCTTCTCCTGTCCCATCAACAAAGGGTAGTCCGTACGTACCAGCAACATCTTTCAACATTCCTGCGCCGACAGTAAATGTATTAAAGAAGTTGCCGACAAGTTTAGCTATTCCCTCTTTTAATGACTCCTCTGACATACCGCCTTCTTCGTAGTTAACGGCTAAATCAGCAAAGTTATCCATGATATCCAAGCCAACACCTGCACGGCCCTGACCACCAGTAAACGCCTGTGCGATCTCACGCACGTTATATGGAATGTCTACTGCTACCTTATCGTTGTCATGCAACTGTGGCAGTTCAGCAATACCAAACATGGGCTTTCTGTTGGGTCCAGAGTGACGATATATAAGATCAGCAAGCATTGCAAAACCCATGAACGGGCCTAAGTTTGCTTCTGCCCTAAATGTTTTGTTAGGGTTAGTAGGATCATAGTATTGATACGGCCCCGTCGTCTCGTCACCAAACTGTGTGCGAAGACCAAAGAAAGCACCTAGCGTAGCCATACCACCAAACTGCTTACCAAACCTTTCGGCAAACGAAGATGCTGTGTCTCCCTGCTTCTGCAAGATACCACCGAAGTTGATAAGACCCAAAACAGGCATATGTTCATACAGGAAAATAAATTGGTTGATTAGGTAGCGTGGGAAAGGAACTGCTTGGGACAGGGCAACACTTTCGGACATTGTTGAAATAAACCAATCGGCAGTTTTATTAAACATACCAGACTTACCTTGAAACTTACCAGTTTGATAAGTAAAGGCCAATGCCTCTTCCATAGCGGCACCAATAGCTTTGTCGTCAATCTGGCTAAACATGCCGATTGACTTTTTGGCCTGACGAGGGTTTAGGTAGTTTTCATCAAAGAAGCCTTTTAGTCCACCCTTTTGTCCTGCTGCACGAAGATACTTATCAATTTCACGAGAAAAGATAGCACGTTTAAACATGTTATCCGACATGGTATTCAGGATGTTTGCCTTACGTGCAATCCAAAGAAGACCACCCTCTTCACCAGTAAGTTCTCCAATGTCACCCATCTCACGAAAAATTTCTTTTGCAAGATTAGATTTTGCAAAACGAGGATCGCGGAAAAGAAGGTCAAGAGCCGCTGTTTCAGTGCTTGTAGTACCAAGCCACAGGTCTTTCATGTAAGCAGCTTGTACGCCGCTTCTAAGCTGCGCTACACCCATCTTAACAGCACGACTGCCTTCATCAGCAAGCTGCTTGTTTGTTAGACCAGCAATGCTTGCAGCAGTACCATAACCAAGATTAGCAAGGCCCGTACCCACATTATCTAAAGCATATACATAGTTACGCATATAACCGTTGGTGGTGTTACGTGCAGTAGTAGCCAACTGGACAGTCATAAGACCAATCCTAGTTTTGTTAAATGTGCCAAGACTGAGCCAGTTTCTGTAGAAGTTAGATTTTTTTGGCCCCATACCCCTAATAGGATTTTCTTTTAGCCTACGCCTTGCACCCTCAGTGATACTACCAAGGTTCATCAAACGCTGATCAACCTCTGTCAGTTCTGCCAAAAGTTCTTTCTTTTGTGCCTTACTTACACGGCCAACGGCACCAAGTTCTGCACCGGCTGCACTAAGACGTTCTGCAAACAGTGAAGACAACTGATGCATGGTCACGTTATGGTCATTCAGAATCTTTGCTACTTTTTTTTCTGAAATGGCACCCTCTGACAAACCACGAGCAATACGAGAGGATAAACGCTCTTCTTTAATCTTACCTGTTTTACTTACCTTACCAAGAGGTGGAATTTCGTTGACAATCCTAGATGCAGCAGCAGCAATATTCTCAATCTCTTTTGTTTCTAATGGACCTACAGACTTTTTTAAACTTCTACCTTCTGTCAATTTCTCAGGTACAGTCTCTTCAAGAGCCATCTTGATTGTGTCTTTAAACTTCTTAGCGTCTTTACTGACCGTGCTATTGCTGTTAAAGTTACTCTTCTTTTTGCTTTTAAGAACGGCAACTGTGCTATTCTTGTGTGCAGCGTCAATCTTTACACGTTCTTTACTTAATGCAATTTGGCGTATCTCTTCTGCACGATTTGCCGTCACGGCACGTTTAGCACCAGTAACGGCACCCACAGTTCCAGATGCAACAGTGCTTAGTGCCGTACTAAGACCGACATTTGTCATGTCAATTTCGTCTTGCTGACCTGTCTCCACACGAGTCTGCTCTTGTGCAAGCACTGTACCTGCTACGAATGGAACATCAACAGCCGCAGAACCGGCTGCACCTCGCAGCGCACCGCTACGAACAGCAGCACCCTCTGCGCCACGCTTCAGAATTTGTCTAAGTCCTATTTTTAATCCTTGCTGGGCGGCGAGTGATCCGGCTTTGACAGAGCCAAAGGAGAACATACCAGCATATGTGGAAGGAGCGGTAAATACACCGCCAAGATAATCGCCAGCAGCTTCCCAACCAAGGTCTGAATCCATACGGTCAAACGTATCCATGAGACGGCCCATACGAGCCTTGCCCTCATCGTCTGTATCCTGTGCATAAAAAAGATCACGTGTTGCCGTGACCTCGTTTACATTTTGATAACGGAAATGCTCCATGAACCTGTCATAGAGTTCTTCTGCATCATCTGAATAAAAACCTTGACGTTCACCTAGAAATGTCGCAGCGTCAGCCAAAAAGTCTGGGTCAGAAGTCAACACTTCTTTTGTCAAGTCTTCTTGATTGTACAGATTATAAGTCATTTATTAATTACTACCTGTAATACCACCTAGAGCAAGCAACTCACGATAAGTCATTCCAGTCAGACGTTCAAACTCAGGTAAAACTTCTTCTGGAGTATCTGGCATGAGAGCCGTGAGAGCGGCCAAAATAGCCCTACCATTCGCCATGCGAACACTTATATTTAAACGCTCATCTTTGACTTTTGCAATTGCTTCAGGACTAATACTAGTACCACTATAGGTAGATGATGCTGAACCTGTAGCTGGTGCGGCAGAACTTGAACTTGTAGCACTACTGTCAAGTGTTATGTCTGGAGGTGGTTTGCCGTCTTGGATAATAGATTGTTCCCAGCCCTCAGTTTCCCTAACCGCCTTATTAAAAATCTTACCATTGTCAGACATGTCAATAGTCAAGAAGGGTGCTATTTCATTAGGTGGATCACCTTCGTCAAGAATAATTCTATACCCCTGCGCAGCACCATATTTTTTGACAAACTCTAAAGGATCAATTTCTTCATCACTACCGGGCAGTCTACCCTTATATCCGTTATTTACTGCCAGTTGAACAAGAGTACCCATTCTAGCTACAGCACTTTCAGCTACTTCCATAACATTTGCTTGAACACCTTGAGGAATATATTCACCGTCTTTCCACTCTCCCTTGAGTCCAGATGCGCTAAGTAGAGTATTAAGATACTTTCCTTCCAAAGAAATTCTTGTGGTATAAGTTATCTGCAGGTCTTTGTCAGCAGCAATTTCAAGCATGTCAATATTTTGTTTAATCATGTTTTCAGTGTTAGTCCACTGATCGTCTCTTTTGTCAACAGCTACTCTGTTATGCTTATTGAGCAGTGCTTTCATTCTTTTCAATTCAGAGTTTACATTTGTACCCAGAATAAGTTTTTCATCCACACCTGTTGCAGATACAGGCGTAATATCAGCAACCGTGTCAGTATCCGTGCTAAACATTTGAGCCATTTCTTGACTAACTTGCTCTTCTGCTGTTGGCGTACCAAAGATAACATCAAGCGCAGTCTGGCGACTAGATATGCCGGACGCAGAAACGTCTGGCAGTGGCTTCAATCTGGTAAAAGTCTTTGCAATTGCACGAGGAGTAGGTGCTGCACCTTCCGTACGAGTAGAAAGACCCATCTTTAAAATAGGGTCCGTTCCATATGTGTTATATTCAGTATACAGACTTTGTGCTACCCTATTAGCACCAGCAATACCACCCTCTTGGTTAATCAAATAAAACGCAGCTTCCATTGCTTCAGGAGAAGTAGCAGAGCGATCACCGGAGACTAAAGAAGCTAGTTCTTTTACTTGTACTTCTGCGGCATTGATTGCATCACGATTATCTTCCTCAATCTGCATACCACGAGTAATGCCGAAGTTACGAAGTTCACGAATGTCTTTATCTTTGCGGTCTTCTTGTTCTGTTATGCCTATATTGGCACCTTTAGCCACTCCACCCCAAAAGTCGATATCACTAAGCATGTTTGCTAAATTACCAAATGGCATTATACTCTCCTCGACATAAGACCGCCTTCAGGCTTTGGCTCTTGCATGACCGGCATCTCTTCCTGAACAGGCTCTTTCATAGCAGGTGCTTCATCCTGCGCAGACATATCTGCTGCAACACGCTGCGCAAACTGATCTGGCAGCACGGACTCTTCTTTCATCCCGGTGTCGTATTCAACACCAGCAGAGTCAGCAATTAGGCTCATTGCTTCAATCAGTGCTGGCATAATGAGAATGCCCACGTCAACAGAGTGCTTGCCTTCCATAACACCAGTAAGTTGAATGGTATTAGCAAGTACAGTCAACGGAACGCCCATCTCAATGACGTTAACGAGTCCTTTTGCAAATTCATCCTGCCCAATACGTGATACGTAATATGAAACAGTTTCATCCACTGTGGAAAACTGAGGGGGATTTTGCCACGGCCTAGCACCTAGTTCGTGAGTAAGTCCCTCACCCGGAATAGGACGATTGAATGAAGGTTCAGATATTTCCATTTTGTTTTCTCGCATCAATAATTTCAAGACGAGCCTTGCGTATTTGCTGATATGCTTTAACTGCGTCTACCAAAGGCTTTGTTTCTTGAGTAATGTTTTCTTTGTTATTCATTGGTGTTTTAACCGGAGAAAGAAGGCCACGCCCCGATTCTTCTTTTTTACTCGTAATATCAGGAATACGAGAAAAAGACCGCATAAGATTTTTAGCTTGATTAGTAATCATTATTATCCCCATTTACTGATGGCTGATACGCCCAACTTACCAATGAGTTCACCAATGGCACTTTTAGCAGCAGAATTTCTAGTAGCATCTGCCATTGCTGTGGTGGCATCCGCATCCAGTTCTGCCATTACAATATTAGCAATGCGATCAAGTTCACTTTCGGCAGACTTCCATGCCCATTCCATAGTATCAGAAAAATGCTGCCATAAGTTGTCATAAGCAGTTTTACTAATATCAAGCACGGCATTTGCATTGAGTTCATTAGCACGGTTGACAGCAGCCGTATCAGCCGTAGCAATTTGTCTGCGCCACTGCGCGTTGCTTTGTGCAATAACAAGCTGGTTCTGTGCGTTAAACTGATCACGTTGATTGTTTAATTCTGCATTAAATCTTTCTACTGTGTTTATTTGCCCAGCATTAAACTGTGCCTGTGCGTTTGTCTGTGCCGCATTAAATTGAGAAACTTGAGAAGCTAAGTTTGCAAAAAATTGATCTGCTTGATTTTGACTTGTAGCATTAAACTGCCTTGCCGCATTTTCTGCAGCTTGATCTGTAAATAAAGATTGAATGCGAGATTGTGCCTTAAACATATCTGTTTGTTGTCTGTTAGACAAATTAGCCATGTCCATCTGCAAGAATGATTGTGCATTCATTACCGCTGCTTGCTGACGGTTATTGAGGTTAGCCATGTCTAACTGTGCCAACGCCGCAGCTTCTGCCATTACAAGGGCTTGTCTGTTATTCAAATTAGCCATATTCATTGAATTGACAGCACGTGAATTTTCAAGGGCTATTTGCTGCTCTGCATTAAAATTCATGTTGGCAATGTCGCTGACCTTAGAAGCGTTTATCACACGCGCTTGAAAAGCCTGATCAAACTCCTGCCCTATAAAACTGGCTCTTTGTTCTGCCGCAAGCATGGCGCGTTGCTGTCGGTTAGAAAGATTTTGAGATTCAAATCGTGCAAAGGTAGACGCATCAGCTTGTGCAATTGGTAATGCACTTTCCATAGCTGCTTGAATTGCAGCTTGACCCGCTATGCTGGACGCACCAAGACCACGCTCTGCTAATCCAGCCATTACTTCTCGCATGGCACCTGCTGCCCACGCTGGTGTGTTACCACCCTCAAATCCCTGCATAAGTGTTTCAAGTTGACCTTGAACAGTAGCCTGTTTTGAAGGAGTAGCTTCCGCAGCTTGTATTTGCTCTGAAAACTTTGCAGCTTTTTCTGCGTTGAATGTAGGCTCTATAAGTTCATTAGAGTCCAATTTTCGTTGGACAGGGTTGTCCATAATATATGCTTCACCCTGTTCCGCTTTTAAATTTTGTATGCTTGATTCTTTTTGTTCTTGTGCATCTACCTGTGCGCGAGGGTCAACAGTACCTTGCGCTGCTTGTGTGTCATCTAAAGCGTCTTTCACTTGATCTCCCGCTTTAGCTGCGTCCACCGTAGCTGTATCCGTACGAGTTACATCAGCAGCAGTAGTTGTACCTGCTGTAGCTGTATCAACTGACGTTTCGCCGGTTACTCCGCCCACGCTTGGATCAATATACTGACCAGATTCTGATGGAGTAAATTCGGCTACTGTCTTTCCACCTTCGGGTAAAGAAGGATTAACTTTTCTATTAACTGTATCATCCGCTATTCCACCCGTTTGCATTTTTACCACACCACCACGTGCCATCTGTATAGCTTGATTAGTGTACTGCTGCATCTGCTGTTGTTTCATGGGGTCTTGTGACAAAAAGTTTTGAAACCCTTGCATATTACCTTGATACCCCATAGAACGTGCAATCTTTTCCATGCCGCTGGGTTTAAATGCTTTAAACATTGCCATTACTTAATTCCCATAAATACTGTGACTACCATTGCTACTACAAGAATGGTGCTACCCATAATCATTGCTTCTAATCGCCACATACGTTTATCTAAGCTGTCTAGTTTTCCATGAACCAGTTCTCGAAACATAGCACACTCTTTCTCGTGGGCTTCAAGTTCCATCTGCGTCCTAAGTGCGGGTTCCATTGTTTGTTCCATTTTCATACTAGCTTGCATTTAGGCTGCGACCTATCTCGTACAAATTTGTTCCGTCCGAAAGGAATGTGAAGATATCTTTAGCACTAGCTGTTGTGGTCAAGACAGGAGTGTTACCGTTTGCCCACTTGAAAACTGTGTTCCACGGGCCAATCGTACGTGAACCCGTGCCGTCTTGCTTTACCATTAAAACGTACACACCACCATCGACTTGATTGGTGGGCGCACCAAAGGCACGACTGTTGCCAACACCAGAGGTAAGTTCGACGCTAGTCACCTGATTGCTAGATGTATCCCATGCAATTGTAGATGCGTCAGTCAGTGTGGTGGCGTTGAAGTTTTGTGTTTTGGTAAACTCCTGCGCTTTGGCGTCAATGATTACGTTGCCTGTTGCGTTTGGCAGAGTTATAGTTTTGTCACTATCTGTCGGGTTTGTTACAGCAAGAGTAGTTTCAAAGTCGTCCGCTGAAGAACCTTCAAATACAATGCTGGCACCAAACGTGCTAGAAGCACCCCCTACCGCAGCTATTTCTGTATCTACGTACGCCTTAATAGACTGTTGGGTTGCAAGTGCCGTTGCACTGTCAGAAGACATGTTGTCTTCGTCAAGAATATCCGTAACAGTTGTGGTCGGCATTGCAATGCTGTCAAGATAGGCGACACCATTAATGTAAATGTCTTTCCATTCAGCACCTGTTCCACCAAGGTCGTGTGTATTATCTGCAGAAGGAATAAGATTAGATGCAACATCAGCAGTGACAGTCAGTGTGTCAGTAGCGGCATCACCAATAACAGTATTACCTTTGACAGTAAGTGTATCGTCAAGAGTTGTGGCACCTGTTACATCCAGCGTACCTGCAAAGTCTGCATTAGCACCAGCAAATGTTACAGCGGTTGTTGGGGTGCTGCCGCTTTGAATAACAAGTTCGCCACTTGCGTTATTAAGATTAGCGTAAGTTGTACCTGCATCTTTTAGTGTTACATCTCCACCGTCCGCATCTAGTATTATATCACCTGCTACATCTAATGTCAAGTCGCCAGACGACAAATCAATCTCTGTGCCATCAATCCTGATGTTGTCGATGTTTACGCCTTCATTCATCGTGACGCCATTAGAAGACATGGTGATCTGCGCAGTTTCAGCACCAGCTACCATGTTGCTAATTACAAAGTCACTGTCTTCTTCCGTATTGCTTACATCAATTACTCGTGTCGTAATTTTACCTACGTTACGAACTACACCACCATCACTATCTGCTTTAAATAATATCTCGCCAGCAAAATCATTATCTGCTGGAGAACCAGAGTCTCTTTGAAGAGTTAGTGTAGGTGCAGCCGTAGCACCAGCCTCAGTGCTTTTTAGGTTGAGTATAGGTGATGTCGCTGTGACTGATGACATCACAAGCCCCGTATCTTGTACGTGGGTCAATACGATGTCATCATTAGTACCAAAGCTAAGAATAGATTCATCCGATCTAAGTCGCAAGTCATTTGATACAATAACGTCATTTGGAGCAGTCAGTGTTATGTCATTGGTTGCTGTTACTGTAAAGTCGTTGCTTACACTAATGGTCAAGTCTGTACCGTCACCTTCAATCTTTTCACCATCGTCACCAAATGTAACACCCACGTTAGCCGGAATGTTTATATCGCTGGTAGCAGTAAGATTAATGTCACCACCAGAATTAACAGTAAGGTCTGTACCATCGCTTTCAATCTTTTCTGCATCATCTGACGCAAAAGAAAGACCGACACCAGACGGTATATTCACGTCTGCAGTGGCGGTCAAGTTAATATCAGTGCCAGCGGAAAGGGTCAGGTTGTCTGCATCACCTGCAATATGCTCACCACCAGCGTCATTGAAGTATAGTTTTTCTGTGCCATTAATTAAAATGTCATCAGAAAATTTAAAGAGGTCTTCGTCTTCCATCCATGTCAGTACGCCGTCTGCAGTATTTGCATTAAACGTAAGCACGATATCTGTGTCACCCGCCTCACCAAATGTAATGGCATCAGAAACTAGCGTAATAGCTGTAGATGCTTGTATATCAACGGTGGGTGCAACAATCTCTAGTTCAGTGTCTGCATCAATATCCAGCTTACCATCAGAAGATGAGCTTATGCTAAGATCAGCATCACGAAATTCTACTTTGTTATTTGTATTGGCAACGCGAATGTTAGCACCGCCAAACAATAAAGTATCTGTACTGGCCTCGTCGTATTTTAGCGTGGCATCTTGTGATGCGCCAAACTGTACCGCCCTGTCATCCGCCAGAAACAAATCTTTAAAACCAACGCTAGTGCTACCAAGTGTTAGTTGATCGTTTGTAGCAGGTAAGACTTGAGTTGCATTTACACTAAGCTGACCGGCAGGACCAATCGTTTCAATCCTGTCACCCTCGCCTGTAGAGCCGTCGTGCTTGTGTCCCGTAGTAGCATCAAATGCTGCATTAACGGCGTTGTACTCATCATTCAAGTCGTCTGCATTTATAATAGCACCAGTTACTATATTTCCAGATGCTTGTCTAGTGTATCCAGCCATTAGATTTACCTTCTTCCATTAACTGTATATTCTATTGTAGCAGCGTCCAATGTAAACGCTGGGTTAGTATTATCTGTTTCTATTCGCATACCTGCTGTAAAACCTGATCCTATTAACTGTGTCTCAAACAAAGAGTCAATAGCACTGTCACTATAGGTTGCAGCGTCTTCACCATTCATACGATGAAAAACAATCTTTGTGTCATCAACAACTTTAGTTGTTAAGGCAGGAGAAAAAGCAAGAGTAGAAGTGGCACTTCCTGCTGATCCTGATATGGTGGGAACACTTGTCAAAGTAAACGTGTCACCAAAGTTTCTATTTGTAAATGTCAAAGAAACATCATTACTTAAACTTACTGCCGTGTCCAGTACAAGATTGTTCTGATCTGTAACAGTAGCTACCAGCACTGTGCCAGATATACCTGTACCTGTTACCTGCATTCCCACTAAAATAGTACCGCTATTACCATCTACAGCTACACCTGTGCTTGATGAAACAGCACCATTTACTGCGGCTGTAGCTGTCTCTGTTAGAACAAACTTAAAGGTATCTCCTGTTGTCAAACCTGTATTGCTATCGCCTGAAAATGCATCTATGTTAATACTTGTGGCACCAACTGCATAACCACTTCCATTATTTACTACTGCTGTGTGTGCAAAAGCTGCTGTTCCGTATAGAAATGCATTAGAAGTAGTGTTCCCCAAAGAAATGGCATTAGGTTGTATTAATCCTGTATTCGATCTATCAAAGTCTAGTTTTAAACTAAGATCAAAATCTACGCTTCCGCTGGGGTCTGTGTATAAAAATGCTTTATAAAAAGTTTTTCTAACTCTAGGATCATCGAATGGAAAAAATGGTGTAGCAAACGTGGCTCGTATATTAGAACCAGAAAATGAATTACCCTTTTCTAACTCGTACACAAACCCATCATCATTAGCAAAATATGAGTGTTCATTTTCTCCATCATAAGAACTAGTAGCAACAAAGGCGTTTATACCGCGAAGTTCTGACCAAGCCATACCCTCGCCACCCTGACCGGCAAACTGTGTTCCTAGTAAGCCCAAAGCAGAGGCATCAGAAAATCCAGAGTTAAATCCAAATAATCTATATTGGCTCTTCTCTCTTACAACAAGAGATGCGTAAGAAGTCGAACTGTTGATAAAGTTTGTAGTTTCAGACTGAATTGATTTAGAGACAACTCCCAAACCAAAGTCACCAATTCTATCTGTGCCACCTAAAAGTCTTAGTCCATCAGGACCAAGAAACATAACGTCACCACCGACCTCTTGTGCCGTATCAAATGCAATAGCACCTAAGTCATCTGATATTGACGACAGTACAAAATTTGCTTGGCTACTGCCTGTAAGTCTTTGTATGCTTTTTTCTGTAAAGATAATTAATTGATCGCGAAATACAATTAAATCAGTTACAGTATTGCCTACATTAATTACGCCACCACCATTAGCAGCAGAAAAATCTTCATCTTTATACGGAGCAGAATAAAATACATTGCTGTCATTAACTAAAATTATGTGATTTCTAAATACAACAACATTAGAACAACCAGAAAAATCAGAAGATAGCGAAGTCAGTTGTTTAAAATTAGTTCCATCAAATGTAAAAGGTTTACCCGAACCGTCAGTTACCATAAACTTGTCGGTGCCAGTAAAATTATAAGTGGCAAATCTTACTTTACCTGACCCACCAAGAGTAGGACTTGTTTCTGTAAAAGTAAGATCAACATCATCCGACAGACTTTGCGCAGAAGACAGCACTAGATTATTTTGATCTGACAGAGAAGATACAGTTACGGTGCCTGATATGCCAGTGCCGGTAACTACCATACCCGCTAAGATTGTTCCGCTATTATTGTCTACAACAAGTGTGGTTGTGGTAGAAGTAGCACCATTAACTTTGGCTGTTGCTGTAGAGGCGGGGAAAGCTGTGCTTCCAGTTACTGCCGTATACCCACCACCTGTGGATTTAAATAGACCACTTCCTCTACTAGCAAATACTTGTGAGTCAAACCGAAGTAAACCGCGAACAAGACCTGTGTTACTCAACACATTATTATCAAATTTACGGTAGCCTAATATGCGTCTATAGCCACCCTCAACAGAAGGTTCAAAGTTTTGCAGAATGGTTGCACTGCCGGGTTGGTTAAGGCCCTGCTGCAAAGGACTAAGATTTGTTACTAATCCCCCTCTAAACTCTACCGGATATGTTTGCCAAGCGTCAGCCATATGTAATACTTTCTCATATAGTTATATATAAAAATTTTTATTTGTCAAGAAATTAATCGAACGCTGCGCCCGGAGTTGCCGTTGCCGCACCAAGTCTGCCACTAGAAATGCTGCTTGGTATGAGAGTTGACCTGACATAATCATAACGGTTGATAAGAAGACTGCGCATATTTTTTATGCCTTCTTCAAACTTTTCCTTTGCGATCAATGCGTCTTGCGAATTACCACGGAATAAATAGGCATAATGCATCGCCCCGTCTGTGATTACATGCATGAACCTCTCTGGAATTGCAGGAACATCGTCGTGGTTTTCCATGTCTACAGGTATGCGATAATATTCGTAGATTACTGTGTATGCTTTATCAGGCGGTGGCACCAGCCCATATTCTTGTGAGGGTGTACGGAACACAAAGGTTGGAAAACTAGAGGAGCCATTGTCTGCGTCGTACTCGTATTGAATATATTTTTCCAAATATTCTTCATACGAAAGTATTTTTAACTTACGAGTGTCGTTGCCTAGTGTGCTATCTTCTTTAATCCGAAAAGTATTAACATCAATAACTTTAGCATCATCAGGATTGCCGTATCGAACTGTATGCGCCGTAACAACATCTTCTTGTGTTACGTGATTAAAGGGCCAGTTGTATTCCGTTTGGTTGATGTGACGAATAGAAGCATTGACAGCATCCTTTGCTTGCCCATAAAAACCTGTGGCCGTAGCAAAGTTAGATGATGTCAACTCAACTTCGTTAAGCCGTCTATTAATTTGATTTACTAGACCAAGATAATTATACGCCATTATTTATCCCTCACTCTTAGCTTTACTGATCTCTCTGCTTGACTGCCCGTGGAGTCAGTTATCCTACAGAAAAAAGTATATTCAAGATTGTTTGTACCTAAACCTAAATTAATTGTTGCTGTTTGATTGTCGCTACTAGTTGTTTGAGACACATTCTGAATACCATTTACTGTTGATCCACCCGTGATGCTTGTTTTAACACCACTAGAATTATTAACAAACCAGTCTACACTACTTATAGTAGCACTGCCTAAAAAGCGTGACCAGTCTATGCTATAGTCAAGCTGTTCATCTGGGTCTTTGTTGGGCCATCTAAATGACATGGTTTACTCCTATGCAGCCTCTGCTGTTCTTTCTGCACTTGTTGATCGTCTTGGTATATAAACTATTCTATTTTCTGCAGCTACCTTTACAGTTCTGTCGGCAGATGTAGTTTGCCTTCCCACAAATGTGGTGCGTGGCACAACCGCAACTAACGCTTCACGTTCTTGTGACGTGCTTCTACGTGGTATGTACACTGTTCTTTTTCTGTCGTACAAATCACGTACAGCAACGAAGTCAAAAATAATACCCGTTTCTGTAGTCTGCCCTGCTGCTGTTGTTCCGACAACCCCTGTAGGCGTTACAGTATTTCCGATAGCAACTGTGCCTACAAATATGACAGCAGCCGCACCGCTTATTTTAGCTGTGGCACCTACATCTACACCACCGATACTGCCAGTAGCACTGACGCTTTCTAGTACCTCTATAGGTTTTTCTTCTAGTGTGCCTACTGCACCAGTAGCTGATACACCACCTATAATGGCAGCTATGTTGACTCTACCAAAGTTTACCGATATGGTAGCAGATACACTATCTAGTATCTCTGTCGATTTAGCTTCTAGTGTCCCTACCGCACCCGTTGCAGACACACTAGCTAATGTTATCTTAGAGTTTGCCTTTAATACTACAGCATTAGTAGAACTTGTCCCAGAAACAGATGCAAGAATTTCTGTTATGTTAGGCTGTACTGCAGATATAGCACCTGTAGCCGATACGCTATTTAGGACTTCAGAGACATCAATCTCAAAGCCAGTGACTGCTACGTTTTGAATTGCGCCTGTAGCAGATACCCCTGTCGGAGTTACCGTATTGGCTATGGTAAATGTGCCAACTGAACCTGTTGCACTTACACCAGTAAGTATTTCAGTAATTTTAGGTTCAACAGTATTTACTGAACCTGTCGCGCTTACGCCACCTATGATGGCAACACGGTTAATGACAACAGAATTAACGGTGCCTGTAGCACTAACGCTTGCTAGTATTTCTGTGACGTTAGGCTGTACTGCTGGTGTGTTTGCTGTGCCGCCTACACCAGTAAGACCTGCACTGTTTCCAACTCCAACTGTACTAATAGCACCTGTGGCAGATACACTATTAAGAGCTTCAAGGATATTAACAGTTACAGTATTTACTGCGCCTGTTGCACTTACACTTCCAAGTGCTTCTTGTGTCTTTGCCTCGACAGTACCAACTGAACCTGTGGCAGATACACTAGCCAGTATTTCAGTAATGTCAATTTCAAAACCAGTTGTAGCTACAGGTTGTATAGCACCTGTTGCCACAACGCCGGTAAGACTTGCACTGGCTGCACCGCTGGCTAAACCACCAAAGTATCGAAGGCCAAAAAGATTGGATTCTCTGTTGCTACTATCGTCTTCGACAACCGCGCCCACAGGAACTTCTGACACAAACCGCATACCGGCGGTAAGAGCGTAGCTTTTGGCATTACCAGTTAGGTTGCTGTCCGTAGTCGTGCTTGAAATAAGCTGAAACTTAGTCGGAAAGTCTGATCCCGTGTTGCTTGTCGCAAGCTGTATTGTATCTACGAGTGTGCCGCTACTGTTGTAGACATCGATGTTGCGGCCATTCGTACCCGGCGCACCTATAAAATTAACAAACTCAGCCGCCTCTATAAGCCTGAACTCATGGGCGAAACAGCCCTCCGGTATAAAGCTGGTTTTTTCACCACCGTCGCTATCACCTATCTGAAACGCTGTGATAGCTTTTGCTGCTTGAATCCGATTAGTAGGGCCGCTGAAGTCCTGTCCACTAGCAAAAGAGGCAGTGACTTTTACGGTGCTAATCGTTTCACTAGCGGAACCGCCGTTGCTGTCAAAACGATTCCAAGAAACCGCTGTTGCCCCGTATCCGTCTACACGAATTGAGGCAGCGTTATTAGACGACGTTCCGTAAAGAAAATCAGTTGTAGCAGGAAACGCTGGTCGGCTATCGCCAGACAAGTTAGTAGCGCGTGTCTTAAAGACAATAATCGGCAGGTCTGAGAATACGGTGTATTCCGGGTCAGAAGCATCGTCAGCGTAAGATTGCGTTGTAGTCGCTGTGCTACCTACACTAAGCGTTGTAGTTGATACACCGTCCTTGAATATTTCTACGGATGCTGTCCCATACAAGGCGCGCATCTGTAATACGAATCCTACCCTTGTATTTCGGAATCCAAACGAGGTTCCCGCCCAAGAGGTCGGCACACCAACAGTTTGGTTGTCGCCACTCTGGAGAGTGATCGGCTTGTCTGCCGATATGATCTTGTTTTCGTAGTTTGATGCGGAGACAGTAAGTGTGCCACCTGCCGAACTTATTGTGCCAAGAGATGACCCGTCAGCCGAAACTGTCGTGCTGTCCTCAAAGGCCATGACTGTGATGTTTGGATTGTCAGAGTCATCTGGTACGAAGTATTCTGCGTGACGCGCACCGCCTAAGTCTTCATTGCCACGAGCCTCAACTCCCGTCAACGTCACCTGTGCATTTACAGGAGACTCTGCAAAGGTGAGAAACGAAAAGGGGCTGTGGCCGAACATCTACTTAGTCCAACGGATCGGGCCAGTCGTGAATTGGTGCCTTGCCTGTTACGTTTCCATCTGAATCTCTAGGTGTATCGAACAGTGCAACGAAGGCTGCGTGATCTGCAGCATTGTCGATGGCAGTTTCGATTGTTCCGCTTTTGGTGCGGACTGCTGCGCGGTAGGTAGATACGTCAGAGGGAATAGCCGCATTTGTTTCTGACTTGCGTATGGCGTACCAGTCGGTGTCTTGTAGCAAACTTCCAGCGGTTTTCTTTGTCTTCTTTTTCCACACGGTTTTCAGGCCGAATGCAACAAGCTGGTTGCCGTCAATGTCGAGGATCGGATCACCGTTTTCATCGACTTGATTTACGTCATCGAGTGCTTTGGGTGTGCTTGCATCCCAGTAGAACCGATTGTCGTAGGGTGCCGGATCGTTTTCCCACACCAGACCAACAGCGGTCTTTTCTGCATCCGTAGTCAGGGATAGCCAGTTGCCCGGATACTGGTTGCCGTCGTTATCGGACCAAGCCCTTCCTGCTCGAATAATTTTACTTTGATATTTCCATGCCATTAGTGTGTCTCCTGTTATCTTGCATTGGCATATTTAAACGGCTGTTCAGCAAAGGCTAAATAAAGATAGGTGGTATCACTGCGATTACGTCCCTCGCCAGTTGTTCGCAATTTGAAGCCGTTTGATAACAAATCTTGATCAGTTACATTCGACTCGTCAGTGTCACTGTTAGGGAAAAGCAAATCATTCTGTGGGTTAAAACCTTCTCTTTTATTGTCCATTATATTCCAAGAACGGTCTGAGCCGCTGACTATTTTGCTCAAAACAAAAGCTGGCCTAAACCCTGTGTAAATAAACGGCCCTTCAGTATCTGCGTTGCCAACATAGGTGCCTATCTTGCTGTAGCCTTCAACGCTGTGAAAACAGTATGCAATCGCATCATCCCCGTTACTCATAGGACTAGTAAAAACTGTGCTGGTTGGCACGGCTAGACTGTCTGCGTCCGCAGTGGTGTTTAGGTTCAAACGCATACGATCATGGCTACCATCTACGATGGTGTAGGTGACGGTCCAGTTGCTACTGTTTGAATCCCTGTTTTTGTTGATGACCAATTCTGGTGCCGACGAAAGGCCGTGTCCCACGGTCTGGTTAGAACCATTGTTCGAGGTGTACCCCACGATGCTAAAGCCAGCTTCAGGGCTTGCCGACACGCTGCTTGTAATGTCTCCGTCATCATTACTAACAGCCGCGCCGCCAGCTTTCCAGTTCCACGCAACGTAGGTTGCACCACTGTTTCCACCCCAGATTCCAGAACCAGAACCTGATCCTATTGTAAATCCGTCAGAATCAAAACTTTGAAGACCGTTAGCATTAGTTGATTCGTCATCAGCTTCGGATGGTCGCAGAGTTTTAGTAACGCCACGAACTACATCAGAGGTTGCGTGATTGTCGGTAGCAGAACGCTTCTTAGCCCAGACCCAGTCTGGTTGGAATCCTACTCCTGTGATTGACAGGGTTGATGCGCCAGTTCCGGTATAAGTCACCGTGTTAAAGTAATCATCCGGTGCTTCACCCTTATTCGGATCGATGCCGGGATCAGGCAGATTAACCGTTGCAAAGGCAGTGTATGCCGATGGTGGCGTCGTTTCCCAATCACTGGGATGATCGTGCATCGTTATTTTTGCAGGGGTGCCACTGCTGTGAATGCCGCCAGCGCCTACGCTTAGCGGAGTGTTGGCTGTAAAGGTGAAGTGCGGGTTAGTGCCAGCAGAAATGTCAGGCGTACCGTTTACTGTTTGCACCGTCCCATCATGCGAGAACCAGCCCTTGCCAGCATCATAGTCAATGTAGACGCCGATGCGCTGCCCCGCTGTGGTAAACTTGGTCGGGTTGCCTTGACTTACACCGTCGTCATAGATGACTGCGTTGTTGCCTGACGAGCCGCCGTTATAAGCCGCAGCAAGTCCGCTATTACCGCCGCCGCCGATGCCGTCAATGTCAGCTGCCGCCTCAAAAACACAGACAGCTTGGTTGTCAGATGCATTGCCAGACCCAGCCGTATCAAGTTCAAACTCTATGTAAGCCTGTCCTTCACTGCGAAAAATAGTGGACGGGCAACAGCTAAATCCATCATTAGCTGCTGTGAAATGAATAGTCTTGTTACCTTCGGATAGGGTAGTGGTATATCTAAGGTTTTTCGATAAAGCGTTGAAAGTAACTCTGTTATTCGTCGGGTTGTCTAGCATGACATCTCTATGCTCTAAGTGGGTGTGCTGAAAGTCGTTGTTGTTACCCGACTGATCAGTCCAGAAAGCGTACTCGCGGGTGTCAGCGAATGCCATGTAGATGTAGGTATTGTCAGAAGTGTTAATATTCCCCGATGCGCTTTTGATCTGGAAGCCGTCGGAGTTCATATCAATATCTGTTCCCGTGCCTTCATTGTTAGAAGTATTTGCCACTAGGACGTTAGTCGCTGGGTTCACGGCATTACGTGTATTATCATAAATATTCCAGCTACTAGTGTCTGTTACTTCTTTGGTCATGACAAACGCTGGCTTAAATCCGGTGGTAACAGTCGGTCCAGTAGACGATCCGTTGCCGGTATAAGTACCCATCTTGCTGTAGCCAGAAATGTCTGTCCAACAATACGCGACATAATCATCACCGC